GTTTCTGTCCCATTCGATTAGGTGGTCTGCTTCTGTGGCTGTGCCTCCGCACCAGTGGCATGCAGGGTTGCCTTGTAGTAGTTGTTGGCGTGCTGCTCTGTATGCGGGGTCTGATGTTCTCTTGGGCATTGTCGGGTTGGTCTCCTTTGTGGTGAGCCTACCCCACTAGCGCAGCCCCTCAAGGGGCTTTGCTTACGCTATGCGTGTAGACGTTAGTGCGGTGCTTGCCCCCCACACTTCGTGCTAGTAGCACTGGCTGCCGGATGTTTAACACCTATGGACGGACACCATTCGCATTTATGACGTTTGGACGCTGCACACGCTGTTTATAAACAGCATGCTCTACCCTCGTTCCCGAGTGTTATACCAGCCACCTGCAACCAGTGACGTGATCGTGCGTGTGTTTAGTTGTGTTGAGCGTGTGAGATTACTAGACGGCCTATTACCTCTGCTACTTGTGGTACTACAGCGTTTCCGAGTCCTCTAAGTCTGTCCACCCGATGGGGAATCCCATTAGCCACTCGACCCACGTTGGGTTCAGTTTGCCACCAACCGCGCTCGGCAGATTCAGAGAGTGGCGCAAACCATCTTTCTGTTGGGAAGATTTCAGGCCGTCTGTCCATGCATCGCTCGCTACTGGCGTTGGCCACCTTTGTAGTTTGCCCTGAGGGTCTGTCACTGGTTTGCCAAGTATTGCATTGGCTTCGGCTTCGGTCATTTTGCCAGCCTCGATCATTGCTCGATACATCCTCACGTTGCCCTCCATGGGACGAGTCACTGCCGTTGGGGTAGGCCACAATGACAACTCGCTCTCGCAAGTGCGGAGCTCCCACGCTTGCTGCTGATATAAGTCGCCATTCCGCGTTATACCCGATACTGGCAAGTTGTCCAATAACGGTGAGTCCCCCCATAGATAAGTGTCCCCGTACATTTTCCAAGATTGCGTATCGGGGTCGTAGTTCGCTAATGGCGTCTCTAACCCAAGGCCACAAGTGTCTCGGGTCGTTTGTGCCTTGTCTGTTGCCTGCTTTGCTGAATGGTTGGCATGGGTATCCGCCACATATAACGTCAGGTCGAACAACGTTTCGCCAGTTGATGGTTTTGATGTCTCCATGGTTTGGCACCTCGGGCCAGTGTTTGGATAGTACACGACACGCGTACGGGTCTATTTCGGATTGCCATATGACGTTCATACCAGCGCGCTCTAAACCGAGGTCTAGACCGCCTATGCCACTAAACAGTGAGCCGACAGTAAGCACTAGCGTGACTTTCTGTATTCGGCTTGAAACTCTCGTTGGGCTTTACGGCACGCTTCGCAAGGCGTTTGTTTATACCTTAAATGGCGTTTGTATGCGCTACGAGTGCCACAAGGGGCGCTAATAGGTTTATTTGGCATAACCGTTTGCAACTGCCCATGCACGCACAACTTCTGTTGCTCGTTGCATAGCACCGTTGGCACCTATGTTTGCGTTTTCTGCCATGATTTCTTTGATAATTGCGCCCATGTCGGGTTTTGGTGCACCTTTGAGGTTGCTTGACATGTATGTGGCGTGAACTGTGCTTGTTTCCATGTGTTGTACTGTAACCACTTGTAATGACAATTGCAAGTCATTGGGATAATTTTTTTTGGCTACCTAATCGCTTGGCAATTTGGTTTAAGTCACTGGGTTTCCACACGTAACACTCTGCCCACGGCGCAAGGTTAAATAGCCATTCTTTTTGATCTGGCGATAGTACGCCTCTGTCGGCTTTAAGTTCGCAGACAATAAAGCCACGCTCTCGATGCGCTAGGCATAGATCGGGCCAGCCTTTATCACCGGATAGTGCGGTGCGCCACGACCCGTCTCTAGCCTGCATTTTCATTGGGTGGAACACTCGCCAACCGTTCATGCGGGCTAACTGGATGACTTGGGCTTGAAACCCTTTTTCGTTCATAGGTCGCCATTTATATAGCGGTTCACAATATTGCCAATCGCAAACGCCGCCACCAATGGCCAACCCAGCGCGAGCAAACCCGATATGGCGTATAGACCTAATTTGTCGTTGTTGGTGATGACTTCTAAATCTTCATCAGCCCAGCGGAAAGCCCAATATGCAAACAGTGTAAAAGCGGGTACTACAAGTATGCCCCAAAGGATAATCAGCATTAGTTACCTCGCACAATCTGGTTGTATCGGTCTTGGTAGATGTCGCACAGGGCACGCCATTCTTCAATTTGGGCAATGGCTTTTTCGGCTAATTCTTTCCAGTCGTCTCGGTCTTGGCGCAGCTTGTCTAGGGCGCGTTCTAGGTCGTGGATTACGGGGTCATAGTTGCTCATTGTCGGGTTCTTTCGGTTGAGTTGCTAAAAGGGCTTCGTATTGTTTTGTAAGTGCTAGGACGGGGCAACTTGGGTGGCATCCCCAGCCTTCACGGCAGTTTTCGGTGTGGTGAGGAACTTTCACTAGAACGGTTCCTCGCTCGCGTCGGGTTCTGGGAACTTGCCTGCCTTTAGATCGTCAATGAGGGCGCTCATTTCGCCTTTGTTAAGTGTTGCCAGCCATTGCTTAGGTACTTCACGCTCGGCTTTCTTGTAGAAACTGGCAGCAAAATACACTTGCTTTTCAGAGGCTAATCCTGCGGGCTGTGTGATTGTGACGCTAGGCATTTTGGGGTCTGTGCCACGCTCTACCGCAGGGCCGTTAGAGGTGCGCTGTACTTTGCTCATTTCTTCACGGCTCGGACGCTTGGACATGTCACTGCCTGCCATGCCACAGTTGGCTAACGCTCTACCTATGGCGCTTGTTTCGCAGTTCTCCACGTGGCTTGTGCGGTTCACATTGCCTGCGCCTCGCACTTCTTCGGCGTAGCCAGTAGAGATAAGCATTTCGCCTAGCCACAGTTCGGCACGAATAACGCAGATGTCTGAGCCGGGCTCGGACACCATGCGGGTTAATACTCGTGGGTAGTCGTTGGTGGATGACATAAAGCCACCAATGCGGTTTTCTAGCCAGCGATCTAGGCGGGCGGCTACTGGTTCGTAGTCGTCAAGGTTAAAGCCCACGGCGCACATCCTCAATACTTGGGTGCCACGTGTGGTGCAAAATACTTAACTCGGTGAGGCGTGCAGCTGCTTCGCCTAAAACCTTGCCTCGAATCTCGTCACCACTTAGGTGTGCATCGGTCGCCATGTTTTTTAGGCGTTGGATAATTTGAGCATCATTCATTTCCACAACACTCCAAATTCATGCCTGCCAATCATTACGGCAACGCCTCTCCATGTGTTGAAACGGATAAACGGCTTCATGGGCGGATTAAGTTTCGCTTGCCTGTGGTAATGCAACCGTAGTCGGGTCACAATGTCATCTGTCATGTCGGGTTTCCTATCTGCTATTTGACGCTTTGACCTTGCCAGTGGGCTAGGCCGCCGTTCTGATAAAGCCACTTTGCCACCTTAAAGTTGCAACGTGATTCCACAAGAACTGTGCTACGTGTGTTTTTACCACAAAGTTGTGTCGTAATCGTGTACCAAGAACTATTGACTTGGAATAGGCCCACATCCCACGATCGGACGGCTTTGCAGCGTTTCCGTTGATGGAACCTGCCAGAGTCACCACAGTCTGCGTGGCTCATGCCAGTGCGATAATTCCAGCCCACAGCACGAGTTTCGCACTTGGATTCTCGCCACATGATTCTGTCCATTGTGCGCCAATCTTTGCGCTTAAACGTCTGTTTTATTTCCTGCGTGTACTTAGGGCACAGCCAAGGTTTAGACGCCTCTACGGGGCTTACAACGGCTATAGGGGCAAGTGTGAGCGCAACGGCAAGGGCTAGGCGTTTCATAGGGACTTCCAAATCTTGACGGGTCGGCGGTGGCATTCGGGACGGGCCGACGGGGTGTAACAATCAGTGGGCGCAATCCAACCGCGCTTAGCGGCTTTAATCATCATCGCACCAATAGCGCGAGGCTCGTGAGGCATCGGGTTCAGGCGTTGATGCATCAGTTCCCACACATCATCGGTGGTGAACTCTGGGCGTGTTTTGATTAGCCAACAAATAGCGGCGTCACAATGCAGTTTCCAGTCGGGCTGTGCATTGGCTTCTACCTGCTCTATGGCTTGGTCTCTAGCCTCAATGGCTGCGGGTACGTCAAATAGTGACGGTTGGGTGTTCATAATTGGGTTCCTATCTAGGCCGTGTCGGGTGGCCTGCATTCCACCTTAGCAATCGGTTGGTGCCTGTCAAGTCATTAGACGACACAACCCCACTACCAGCGATAGGGAGCCGATAGTGGGGCCGTCATGTCCTCATCCTCAGGGGATTAGGCGTTACTTTAGCCCAGCGCGTCCTAGTGCGTCAATCCAAGCAGTACGAAAAGCATCGGCGTTGTCTGCCATAGCGGGCGACAATTCCACGTGTAGCCATTTCCCGCCCGGTGTGCCTGCGTTGTCTTTAGCAGTAAAAATCTTGATTCCAGCCAAGCCCTCGCCACGGGAACAGCGATACCCAGCGCCCCAAGCGGTCTTATCTTTAGGGTCTTGCTGAGGCCACTTATAGGCGTAATCGTGTATTTCTTCGATACCTAACTGTGCGGTATTGGCTATAAGAAAGTTCCAGCAGGCAAGTGCGTTTTCACGGTTGTTATAACCCATATCTACGGCGCGTCCTGTGGCATGCACTGAAAGGTAGGCGGGGTTGTTTGGGTCGGCTTTGGCTTTGTCGTTGTTCATACGGCGGTTGGAGTATGTGCCTAAGTTGGTGAAGCCCCAGCGTTTGGATGCGAGGCGTAGCAGCTCTGTTGTGCCGGGGCGTACCGAGCCGTGGTTGCCGTCAGAGTTGCCTGTGTATTTACGGGGCACTTGGGGGGTCTTTCGGCTTGTCTTTAAGTCCGTTGCCAGCGAGTAAACCAATAAGGCCACCGGCAAGGGTCATAAGCATTGGGCTAAGCACTGCCCACGCTTCTGCGTCATTGGGAGACTGCTCGACTGGTTGCACCACGAACAGCAAGCCGTAGATCAGAGAGACAATGGCGGCTACGAATGAGAACGATAGTGCGATGCCTACAATGAGAATTAGGCGCGCTTTTATTTCTTCGTTGCTTAAACGGTTTTCGGGTTTCATGGGCATTTTCTTTCTAGTGTTCCGTCTGCTTTGGTGGTGTCGCAGTTTTCGCGTGTGCGGTCTGCGCAGGCGGTCAGGCTAAACGTCAGTAGGGCTATCGGCAGTAAGTGGCGTAGGCGCATTGGCAATGCTTTCTAGGTATTGGGCGTGTTCCTCATCGGTCATTTCACGCACTAGGTCGTCTATTTGGATTAGTGGGTTGCTCATTGTTATTTCCTGTATCCATAAACGCGGATAGTTCCACCTGTGAGCGTTCCTAATCCGGGAATCAATGTAAAAGCGGTAAATTGTGTACTACTATTTTGCATGCCTTGGAAAGAGCCAAAAGCGCTTGTAGATACAACGCCGATATAGGGTGTCGAAATGTAGGTGTTGCCTGCTCGAAATGGGTCGCCAATTGTCATTGCGCTAGTGGTTAGTCCTGTGTTATTAACATTTCCAACATAGCCAAAATTTGCTCCGTTGTTTTGATTGATGCCAAAAACTCCTGCGGAACTCACAATTCCATAAACAATAAATCCAAAATACCCCGTGGTTGTGCTTCCAAGTTGTAGTCGTAAGTCAGCCAGTGAAGAACCTTGCACTCCATCTACGGTTACTAAGTATTTGTCGTATGTACTGCTAAAAGCATCTGTGACGGTGACGCTGGAAACGCCTGTGCCTACCGTCTGGGTCTTAACCAGCCACAAACCTATCGAGTCCATAGCGGCAGCGGTCAAAACCTCACCCGGTGAAAAATCTGGAACTGGCATAACTAAAATCCTAACTTATTATTAAACGCTGGTGGGCCATCAGTCTGCAAAACACCATAAAAATCATCGTCCAAAACAAAAAACGCCGACAAATCAGCAGCAAACAAATACAGCTGCACACGAGTATCCTGCGGATCAGAGGACACAGTAGCGCCGTTGATAATGCAATTATAAATAGTTCCCCGCAACTCAACCTCAACAAACAAACGTTCCTGCGCACCAGTGGACGCCAAAGCAATTAAAAACAAATCAGACTGCAACGAAGTACGAGAACTAATTG